AAAAGATTTAATACGGATCGTCCCATATCAATTAAGAACTGATTACCAACGTCAAAAATTGAGAATTTTTAATAAATTGATAGCGTAATATGCCGCCCAAAATAATCCCTGCCACAAATAAAGAAGGGTACGTTCCTGAGAAAAAACGGTACTCGAAGCCGAAGCCGTATGTGATGAGTGAAAGTTTAAAGGAGTATATTAAAGAGCGCGACCGTCACATTTATAAAACCACAAAAGATGAATCAACAAAACAAGCCATTAGAGAAAGGTACGGAGTTGAGCCGAAAACAAGTTAAGGAAATGATGCCGGGTTATTACATCCCGCCTAAAAAGCGAGAACCGTCACTAAAAGGCACTGAAACAAATGTTCAAAATGCTATCTGCAAATACCTAAAATTAAAAGGCGTTATGTTTATCAGCGATAGTGCCGCTGGTATGGTTTTGTCAAAAGGGATGGTTAACAGAATGAAGACTAACCGATCCAATCATTCGTTTCCAGATATTTTTATATGTGAGCCTTGTGGTAATTTTCACGGTCTTTTCATTGAGGTAAAGCGGTCTTATGAAGACTTATATAACCTGAACGGATCATTTAAAAAGTCAGATCATATCGACGCTCAAATTGAATGCCTTGTACAACTTAGAAAGCGAGGCTATAGGGCTGAGTTCGCCTGTGGATTTGACGAATGTAAAAAAATTGTGAATAACTATTTTGGTTGGTAAATTGTTTTTTATTTTTTAAAATCAGGTAGAAATACGTATATTTAGTTTCCATTTAAGCCCGTTACAATTTTATGTCAGTGAGAAGTCGTAAGTTTGCAACGGATTAGGTTTATAATTTGAATTAAATTGCCGGGCAGCACTTCTCACACACTTTGGCTCCCGGCTTTTTTGTCCCTTATAATTTGAATTATGTTAGCCAAATCACAGCAACTTTTCTTAAATAAAATATTAGAAGGGGAAAATATTTTTCTCACCGGAAAAGCCGGAACTGGTAAATCATTTATTTCTAAATACGCATTTGATCTATTAAAACAAAAAGGTAAAAAAGTCGCCTTTATTGCGCCTACAGGCGTGGCAGCAAATAATGTCGGGGGCCAAACTATTCACTCTATGTTTGGGTTAAAACCATTTGGCGTCCTTGACTTCGCTGCCTGTAATTTTTTGAAAGGCGAAAAGCGTAAATTATTAGATGCAATAGATGTATTATTTATTGACGAGGTATCTATGTTGCGTCCAGATATGCTCGATGCAATGAATTGGACATTATTAAAAAATGGATGTTTGCCGCTATCTTCAAAGCAGATTATTTTCATAGGCGACCTTAAACAATTACCAGCTCCAATCGATGATAATTTCAGGTCAATTTTATATAAAACGTATGAGGGTGAGGAATTTTATAATGCTACTGTTTATAAACAATTATCTCCAATAACTATTGAACTCGATGAAGTTCAACGACAATCCGATGAAGAATTTATAAGCCATTTGAATATTATCCGGGAAGGCGGTAAAAGCCAATATTTTAAGCAATTTCTTTCTAAAGATTATCACGGTATAATCCTTGCCCCGCATAATTCTACTGTAGCCAAATATAATCAACAAGGATTGGATTTAATCAATCAGCCTGAAATAATTTTTGAGGCTGTTGTAACAGGGAATGCCAAAGCGGATGAATTTAATTTTGAGCCTTTAATAAAAGTTAAGAGTGGATGTAAGATCATGTATCTCGTCAATTCTAAAAATAATCCATTAGTTAACGGAACGCTTGGAATATTTATTGAAAGGAAAGGACAATATTTTATTGAGGTATCAGGTATTGAATATGCTTTAGACCCTATTGAAATATCGAAACACGAATATGTTTTAAATGAAGATCAGGATGCTTTAGAATTACAGGAAATAGGATCAATATATCAGTATCCAATAAAACTTGCATATGCACTTACAATCCACAAAAGCCAGGGGTTGACATTTGATGAAATAACTATTGATTTATCAATCCCATGCTTTTCAAAAGGTCAACTTTACACCGCTCTTTCACGAGTTAAATCACCTAAAGGATTAAAAATTATTGTAAACCGATAACTTTATGCCAAATCTTGACTACTTAGACCAATTCCGTTACGCGAATAAGGAATTAAAACTCACAAAACAAGAACTTCAATATCAGCAGATTTTCACGCAGGCCGCAATGGAGCTTTATAATGAGCAAAGTCAGGTCTCTCATTCAATAATGATTATCAAAGGAATTTCTGTTGAATTCCTTTCTGACTTATTAAAATGGGAAAAACGCAATCCCGGCAATAAAAAATCAGAAGCACGGGAGCGTGTCGAAATTTTAAATAAGCATATTGATGTTATCGCAAAAGTTCAAACCGATAATTATGCCCTCAAATGGAATGCTGGAAAAATGCGAGAGGAAATTTGGCGATTAAAAGAAGAAAACGCTAATCTTAAACATCAATTATACCTAAACACTTTAAATGAAAATGAGATGCCGGAGGATCGGCGTTGATGGGTAGTAAAATGACAGTTGCCCATGTGGCTGACACTAAAGAATATAATCATTTTGATCTTTATTACCGGGATGGAAATGGTAAAATTCAAATCGACCGGATAAACACATTAGCTTTTTTACACGAACGTGGTTATTTCCTTTATCGTAATAATATTCACCGGCATTCCTTTATACGCATCATAGATAATATAGTCAAAGAAATTGGCAAAAAGGATTTGGTCGATGAAGTATTGAATTTCATCCATAAAAATGAAGAACGATCGATTTATGAATCTTTTTTAAACCGGGTAGGTAATTTTTTTAATGACGATTTTTTAAGAACGCTTGAAGCGAAGGAAATAGAATTCAGGCGGGACCGTAAAGACGCCATCCAAATTTATTATCAAAATTGTATCGTAAAAATAACTACTCAATCTATCACAACTCATCCATACTCGTCTTTAAATGGTTACATATGGGAAAGCCAGATATTGCCGCGTGATTTTACTCCTGTTGAAGAATCATCAAGCGATTTTAAAACTTTTGTATTCAATGTTTCGAATAAAGAAGTTCCTCGATATGAGACTATTTGCTCAGCGCTTGGTTTTTTAATTTCATCTTACAAAAACCCGGCTTATTGCCCGGCTATAATTTTTAATGATGAAGTTATTAGCGATCATCCTGAAGGCGGAACCGGAAAGGGGCTACTTATTAAAGCTACTGAAAAATTTTTAGTCACCGCTACCGAAGAGGGTAAGACATTTAATTTCGATAAGAATTTTGTTTATCAAAAAATTAATAAAGATACCCGCTTACACTTCTTCCAGGATGTGCAAAAGAATTTTGACTTTGAACGATTATTCAGCGTCTTGACAGATGGAATAACGGTTGAAAAGAAAGGTTTAGAGTCTTTTTATTTACCTTTTGCAAACAGCCCAAAAATAGCTATAACAACCAATTACGCCATACGGGGGGCTGGTAATTCTCACGAACGCAGAAGATTTGAAATAGAGATCAGTCAATATTATCATAAAAAATTCACTCCTTATGATGAATTTAAAATTATGATGTTCGATGAATGGGACGATAAGCAATATAATGAATTTGACAACTTTATAATAGATTGTTGCCAGCTTTATCTTCGTAAAGGACTCATCGAACAACAATTGATAAACCTTCCTGAAAAACGCCTGATGGCTGAATTGTCACCTGACTTTTTAGATTTTATAGATGAGAATTTATTATCACCTGGTGAGTCTATAAGAAAAAGTGCTTATTACCAGAAATTCAAAGATCAATATAAAAATTCCCGAATAGCAAGCCGCACATTCTACTCTATGCTAAAAAATTATTGCGAGTTCCATAAAATAGTTTTACATGAGCAAAAAACCAATGGAATATGGCATTTTATATTTTGAGTTGCCCTAAAAACATGCGAACTGCCCTAATAGGGCAACTGACTAAAAGTTTAGTTGCCCTGAAAATTTCGGCCAGTTTACTCAGAATGGCGTTTAGGGTAGTTAGGGCAAGTCAAAAAGAAATATTTTTTATATAAAAAAACTTCTCGCACGCGAAAATATATAAATTGAGTTGCCCTACTTGCCCTAAAGTGCTTATACGCTTTAGAATCGCCTTTTTTGTAAAAATCGAGTTGCCCTAAACAGAATAATATTTTGTCAAACCTGCCCTAAACAAAATTTGAGTTGCCCTAAAAAATGTGTTGAGTTGCCCTGACTTTTGTATTTAATTAGTCAAACCAGATGATTTTGCGTACCTTCAAACGGTGGCAAAATCATGCATGATATACGGCCTTGATGGATTAATGTTAAAAGATGGATTTTTGGAGAAAATTTTGTAAAATTGGAATGAAACTTTAGTGGATTAACCTACAAAATGGACAATAATAAAAAGACGGTTTTAGAATATCTTAAAAAGACTAAGGGAATAGTATCAGCCGCTTGCGAGTCTGCTAATATTGCCAGGTCTACTTTTTATGATTGGTGTAATAATGATCCTGAATTTAAGCAGGCTGTTGATGATGTCAATGAGTCAGCTATAGATTTTGTCGAATCTAAGTTAATGGAAAAAATAGATGGTATAACAGTCCAGACGTATAATCAAAAAGGTGAACCTACTATTTATGAGCAACCCCCATCTGATACTGCAATTATATTTTTCTTAAAAACAAAAGGCAAAAAACGCGGCTATATAGAACGTCAGGAAGTTGATAATATGGGTTCTATTGCTATCAACATCACCGACGCAGATTCAAAACTCGGGGAATGAGCTTTGTAAAGACCAAAATACAGGAAGCGGCTATTCGGCTATTCACATCAGGTAAATCAAAATTCTTACTTTTCGGAGGCAGCCGTTCAGGGAAGAGCTTCATAATAGTTTATGCTATTATTGTCATAGCCTGCAAGTTCCCCGGTTCCCGTCACCTGATATGCCGTTTCAGGTTTAACCATGTTAAAAACTCTATATGGATGGATACGCTAAGGAAGGTTTTAAAAGTGTGTTTTCCTAATCTGGTAGTCAAATGGAACAATGCTGATTTTTTTATTACACTGCCTAACGGATCTGAAATATGGATCGGTGGTTTGGATGATAAGGAACGGTCTGAAAAGATATTGGGTATGGAGTTTTTAACGGTATTTGTAAATGAGGCCAGCCAGATAAGTTACGAGGCTTACACAACATTACTCACCCGGTTGGCTCAATATATTGAAGGCGCAAGAAATCTGTTATTTATAGACGAGAATCCGCCATCTAAAAAACACTGGACATACAAAATATTCTTTGGCCATGTAGAGCCAGAGACAAATATATCACTGTCGCATGTCGACCAATACGGTCAGTTGCATATGAACCCGGAGGATAATCTGGAAAACATATCGGCTGATTATATGGAGCTTTTGGAATCGTTGCCATCGAGAAAGAAAAAGCGTTTCCTTAAAGGTGAATTTACAGAAGAAACAGAAGGCGCGTTATGGACAGATGAACTGATTAATTCAACAAGGGTAAAAGAATCAAATTCCTATAATGTCGAATCTAAAACACCTGTTTATAAAAGAATTGTTGTTGCCATTGATCCGGCTGTGACTTCAAAAGACACATCCGACGAAACAGGAATTGTAGTGACGGCAGAAGGGTATGATGGGCATTTGTATGTATTGGAGGATAAAAGTGATATTTATACGCCTTCCGAATGGGCTAAAACAGCCGTTGGGTTATATAGAAAGTACAGGGCAGATAGGATTATTGGCGAGGTAAACAATGGAGGTGACTTGATCGAGGCTGTTATTCGACAGGTTGATGAAAATGTATCATACAAGTCGGTTCACGCCACACGGGATAAGTTAACCAGGGCCGAGCCGGTTGCCGCGCTATATGAGCAGGGTAAAGCACATCACGTTGGAGAACATGCTGATTTGGAACTTGAAATGACAAGCTGGTCTGCTAAACAAGGCGAAAAATCACCGAACAGGATAGATGCGTTGGTTTGGGGGGCGACTGAATTGATATTGGATGGTGTTTATGATTGGAGTTGGTAACACGTGGTCGCTTGGCCTGCTGCAAACGAACTCCGGATATTCTCACAGGCCAGCATTACCACACATGGCAAATATACGATATTTGTAAATTCAATAATTCAAATTATATTTACAAAAAGATAAAACAATGGGGCTACTCGATTTTTTAGGTTTGGCAAGTAAGGAAGAAATAAAAGCCATACAAACCCGCAATAGCCAACTTGAAGCCGCCCTAACCCAATTATCTGGTTACAATACTACTCTTTATGGATGGCTGAATGATGGGCAACCAGTCCAGTTGGCCGACAATACCTTCACATATATCCAGCAAGGCTACCAGATGAACGCGGACGTTTATACCTGCGTTGATTTAATCCTGACTAAATTAGCCCTATGTGTTCCAACGGTATTCAGAGTTAAAAAACAAAATAAACCTGCGCTTCAGAAATATAGGAATCTAATTCAATCTGGCACTAAAGAAGGGCTGTATAAAGCACTTCAAATCAAATCCAAAACAATGGATGAGGTTTATTTTGCGCCGATATCCGATCTGATTAATAACCCCAATAAATATCAAACCTCAATCGAATGGCTGAAGCATTTTGCAGGCTTCTACCTGTTAACCGGAAATACCTACAATTATTACAACGGGATTAACCCGAAAAATAAAAAATGGGCTGAAATGTATGTATTGCCTGCGCAGTTTATGCAAATCATTTCCGGGGGTCCGTTTGAACCAATCAAAGGCTACCGAGTAATTAACCAGCGTTTCTTTGGTTCTGATATTTACGATTTTGATTCCAATACAGTAAGCCACACCAAATCATTCAATCCAAACTATACTAATTATGGATCGCAGCTTTATGGTCAATCTCCATTAATGGCTTACCGAATGACATTGCAGAAAAATAAAGATAGTCGGGTTGAGGCCAATAAGCAAATTGTTAATGGTGGCGCAATGGGGTTCTTTTCACCTAAGGATGGAAATGTCAAATGGAACGCTGACCAGGCCATGGACTTTAAAGACCAGATTGCCAGAAAAAACCGATATTCAGGCGGCGACTTAATAGATAGGTTATATGCGTCACCAGCTGCAATTGACTTTACCCAGGTCGGCCTGCCAGTTCAGGAATTGATGCTTTTAGAGTCAATGAACTTCGACCGAAAAGATGTAGCAAATGCTTATCACATTCCAATTACGCTGCTTAACGACATGTCGGCATCAACCGATAATAACGTGTCGGCTCACATGAAGCAATTCATCTATAACGTTATCATCCCACTTTGCAATTTACTTTCAGACCGTCTAACGAGAGATATTTGCGCTCCGTACTCTGATAACAACTATGATTACATCATTCAATACGACGCGTTAACACTGCCTGATATGCAAGATGATTTGGCAACGGTCGCCGAATGGATGAATAAAGCGTGGTGGACGACTGGTAACGAGAAGCGTCAAGGAATGGGATTTGATCTTGACCCAAATCCGTTGATGAATGAAATTGTTATTCCGTCAAATATGATGTTACTATCTGATTTAGGTATAACCGACAATCAATTCACTCTTGCCGGTGCCCAAGTTGCGGATGCAGGGAAAGGTGGCATGTGAAAACAGTTAAATATAATCAGGCACAATATCGCAGAGACTGGGTTCGGCTGCATCATTCCGCAGAACAGCAGGCTTATCCGGTATTTAAGAAGGCGTTGGATGCCCAGACTCGCGCAGCCAGTGATTTCGTAAAACATCATGGAGTCGCTCAACTATCGGCGCATCTCACGGTATTAGTTACCAAACAGCCGATACAAGTTGCGTATTTGAGCGTCTATCAAAAGACAGGCGTTAAAGGCGCATCATTCACCTACAATCATATTGAAAAACTAACCAAGCCGCAGAAGTCGGCAGAAGTAAAAGACCTGCCCGGATTCTTTAGTGAGAAATGGCGAAAGTTAATGTCTTTATTTTTTAACACACAAGCCGCCGATCGTGTACAAGGCGTGACCGATACTACAAAAGAGAAAATACAGCAATTATTAGATGAATCACAAGATTTACCAATATCGCAGCAAGCCAGCTTTATTACCGATGCTTTAGATGATCCTGATTTCAACAGGCAACGGGCACTCGTTATAGCAAGGACGGAGACCACAACTGCAGCTAATTGGGGGGCATACTTGGGTGGCATCGATTCTGATTATGAGGTCGGTAAGCAATGGCTTGCTGTTTTGGATGCTAATACGCGGCCAGATCACGCAGATGCTTCAGGCCAGTTGGTAGCTATGGATGATACTTTCGATGTTGGTAGCTCACAGATGCAGTACCCTGGGGATATGTCAGCCACGGCCAATGAAGTTGTGAATTGCAGATGTAGTTTGGTTGTGGTGCCGTTGTTATCAGAATCCGGAATTCCAATCCTTAAACTAAGGTAATAAGTCCGATCTGATAAGCATAAATTAATTTGCGTTTTAATTTAACTCCAATGCCTATTCCAGTATTAAACAACCTACTTCTGTTAATAGCTTCATGTCGCCAAACTACAATGCCGTTTGCCTTAAGAATGTTTAATTGATGTGATGAAAAATAGGACATGGCGGCTGAATAATGGTCGTTGTATCCTATGCCGTGAATATGCCATTTGTAGGTCTCTTGTTCTGTTGAAACAGGCGAACCGTGAAGAATTATATTGTCTTCGGCTTTTAGATATGCATCAGCTAACCGCATGATTAACTCAAGCCTGATCTCACTTATAATTTCCATATTTCTCAATCAATTTATCCAACTCCTCATCAAATAAATCCCATTTGCCAGTTTCATGAACCTGCCATGAACCATCGCGTATCCCTTTCAATTCAGCCTCGCCAAGCCTGTTATACAACTCCATGTAAAATGGCAAAGCATTACAGGTTTTGCATTTTGAAGTGTATTTGTAGTTAATTAACAGATTATAAATAGTGAGTTGAGATGCGGTCATTTTTTAATCCAAGATGCTTCTAAATAATATCCATAATAGTTAAACATTTTTTCAAGCGTGCCAAACTCTAAAGTTTTAGCTTCAAATCTTCGTTTGATATTAGTTGCATTTTGCGGACTACAAAATCCGGCATACCATTTAGGCTCAGATGTTATTTTTGTGAAAAGTTCAATAGCTGTCATACTGGCTAATATAAACAAAATAGTGTATACATACAAGTGTGAAACGGTTTTTTGCCAAATATTATTCTTATGATTTATTTTTATATCCCAAATGGCAAAACTATTCGGAAATTATCACAAATCAGCAGGCAATCTTATCCCAGTGCCTAACGGAATAATGGAGTATAAGGACTTTCAATCACCTGCTGAAATAGTTGACGCTGACCCGGCTAAAAAAACATGGACGGCTTACGCTGCTATTTTCGGCAATAAGGATTTGGACGATGATATCATAATGCCAGGTGCATTTAAGAAGTCTATTGCTGAAAGTGGGCCGAATGGCAATAATTCCATACTTGTCTTAAACCAGCACATTACTTGGCAGGTGTTAGCCAAACCAAAAGTATTGCAGGAGGATAGCAAAGGGTTATATTATGAAGCAGAAGTAACCAGCGGAGCCACTTTTGCAGAGGATGCCGTGAAATTGATTGCGGCTGGATTGGTTGAACAAAATTCAATTGGCTACCAAACTGTAAAATCGGCAATCATTCAGCCAGATGCGCAAGATTGGGAAACATGGTATCGCGAACTGTATGAATTGAATTTAGCTGAAATGTCACCCGTAACATGGGCGGCTAATCCAAAAGCAACTATGCAGGGGATGAAGTCCGCTTCGAAGCCAGAAGATTTGGCAAAGCGTTTAGCAAAACTCATCAAAGCGTTGAAAGAGCCAGGAATGCGCGATGAAACGTATATGGCTTTAGAACTTGAAATAAAACAAATAAATACCGAATACTATAATTTAGGCAAGAGAATTTCACTTGAAAGCAAAGGAGCCGCTTTAATATGCCCTAAATGCAAATCAGAATTTCCAGATCCTGACGGAGATGGCGATAATGATTCTAATGTTTTAACCGACCCTGACAACGATGGGGTTGATTCAGTTAAAATGGTAGAATGCCCTGAATGCAAATGCATGTTCCAAAAAGCACTCAAAGCGCAGCAAGCCGAAAAGTCCTTAGTTGATGGATTTGGATTTGAGATCAAACAACAATTTAACGGATTTAACTTTTAAAGAAAATGCCAGAATTATTTATTATAGAAACAGCAGATTCGCCAGAAGTAAAACAGGTCAAGGAAAAATTGAACCTAGTATACGAAAAAAGCGGCGAGAATAGCGCGAAGTTAACCAACGAGGTTAAAGATGCGCTTAAAGAAGAGATTAAATCTCTTGTAACTTCAAATACCGACTTTAAAACTCAATTGGATGCGGTATTAGAAGAAAAGAAAGAATGGGAACAAAAGCTGAAAGACCACGACGAGGCTCTTTTAGAACTGAACCGAAAAGGTCATAAAAAAGCTAATGAAAACGGAGTTTCGTTCAAAGAGGCTTTTGACACAGCCATTGACGACAATCTGGAAGAGATTAAAGCGTTTGCTGCCGGTAAGCTGAAAAACGCGAATAAGGTTCGCATGGAGTTGAAAGCCGTTGGCGATATGGGTCTTTCCAGCATCACAAACCTAACCGCGGCTAACGTACAGGTTGCGCCAGGTATCGTGCCCTTCCCTTCACGTAAAGTTCACTTGCGTGACATTATGCGTACCGGCCGTATGACCACCTCGTTGTACAACTTCCTAAAAGAAATTGGCTTTGATGGATCGGTAGGCGCATGGCAGGAAAACTCAGGCGCTAAACCGCAGTTTGATATCCGCTATAAAGAAGCAAGCTCAGAAGCTGAATTCATTGCTGGTTATATCCGTATTTCACGTAAATCACTGGATGATATTCCGGCCCTAAAAAGTAACTTAGCGTTCCGTTTATTGCAGAAATATCTGGATGCCGAAGACACGCAAATCCTGAACGGAACCGGCGCTAACGGCCAGTTATTAGGTTTGTATAACTCCGCTAACTCAATTGCCTACGCAGGCGGTAAAACCAAATCGGTAGAAATGCTGGTAGATTCAATCAGCCAGATCGAAGTATTGAATCATACTGCAACAGGAATATTGCTTGACCCTATCGGGTATAACAACGTGTTGCTTTCTCAATCAACAGGGAATACCAACGGTATTTATTCATTACCAGGTGGTTTGGTTTCTTACGGCGGTTCAGGTATGGGCCTTGAGGTCGCAGGAACTAAATCCTATAAATCAACTGCGCAGGCAGCAAATTCATTCCTTGTTGGTGATTGGGAAATGGGAGCAGAATTATTATTCCGCGAAGATCCGATTGTTGAGTTCTTCGAACAGGACGGTGATAACGTGAAGAATAACCAGATCACGGTAAGAGTGGAGGGGCGCGTTGCGATGCCGGTATATTATAGCGATGCCTTCCAGCATGGCGGATTTGTAAACCCTGGCTCTTAATTAGTATTTTTTTCATAGGTAGATGTAGTTTAATCCCCAAGTTGCAAGAACGAGGGGATTTTTTTTGTATATTTACTCGTGGTTGTTAATTAATTGGTTTATAGAGCCGTCATCTGGTTGGGATGGCGGTTTTTTTGTGAATAAAAAGTTTGCAAATGTGTAATTAATATAACTACATTTACGTACATGAAAAAACCATTGCAAATAAGGGTGGAAGATGAGACTATCGAAGCCCTGAAAGAGCAGGCCAAAGAAGATAAGCGATCATTATCGAGTCATTGTAATAATGTGCTGACTAAGCATGTGCAGAAGCAGGAAGTTAGACATACTCCGAAAAAGAACTATGGCAGAGATAATCATCCAAACGACAACGCAACAGATTTTTAACATGCCCCTAAACTTCATTGAATTTAACGGAAAATCATATCCTTCACATCAGGCAATAGGCGGTGCAAGCTTATGGGTGAGGCCATTGGCACAGTATTACTGCGAAGGCAATGGCCTTGATGTGGGGTATTATAAAGAGAAATGGATGCTACCCGGTGCTATTGGTATCGAGCCCTCAATTGATAGTAAGTATCATGCGATGCATTTGCCGATAGGCGAGTTTGATTATATTCACAGCTCTCATTGTTTGGAACACGTAAAAGAGAACTGGTGCAATGTATTAGATTATTGGCTTAGTAAAATAAAGATCGGTGGCATCCTGTTTTTATACTTGCCTCATAAATCTCAGGAATACTGGCAGGTATGGAGCAATAGAAAGCATGTGCATGAATTTGAGGGCTGCGAAATTGAAGTATATCTGAAAAAATTAGGACATAAGGTTTACGTAAGCGGGGTTGATTATAATAATAGCTTTGTGGTAATTTGTGAGAAGATGAAATGAAAGTCGCTTTACTAATATGCACCTATAACCGCCCCCAATACCTAAAGCAATGCCTTGACTCATTAAGACGCGCTGATTTGTCGCGAATTGATGAACTAATGATCGTTGACGACGCTAGTACCAATCCTGAAACGTTGCAACTTATTGACGGCTTTAATTTTAAAGACTCTCATAAAAACCTGACAGGTAAATTAGAAAACAAGGGCATTAAAGATTCATTATTGATCGGTTACGAGCAACTATTCCAACGAAACGATATTGTTATCAACTTGGACTCAGACGCGTTGGTTAGAAATGATTTTGTTGATAGATTAATAAGCAACTATCCAGAATTGGGAGGCTGTATTTTAACCGGATTCCATTCCGTAACAAAAAATGCAAACGGAACTGATAGGCACAAAATAAAATACGAAGCAAATGGTTTGTATTGCAAAGAATCAGTTGGAGGCATTAATTTTTGCATAGACAAATATACATATAATCAGTACGTTAAACCTTCGCTACTAAAAATAGGGAATTGGGATCACAACTCATGTATAAGTGCAGGCGGAGCGTTATGCCTCAAAGAATCCGTCATAGAACATATCGGCTTCGACTCGTCAATGAATCATACAGAACAACCAGATGTTGCCGTTAATTTTGTTCCTTTGCATTTACCAGATGTAACTCTCCTATGCGTCGACAACCGTCCTGATAATATACAAACAGCCTTAAAAAAATGCACCGAGTTTATAAAGTTCGGCGACATCCAATTATTGCATCCTGATATTAGATCAAAAGAAGCATACAGCGAATATTTGGTGCGGGAGGCCTATAAATATGTCAAGACTGAACATTGTCTTATCTTCCAACATGACGGCTTTGTGAACAACTGGCAAGCATGGTCTGACGAGTTCCTTCAATATGACTATATCGGCGCTACCTGGTGGTATAATGACAGTATGAATGTTGGCAATGGCGGATTTAGCCTCCGGTCTCGTCGGCTCATGGAATTAAGTGCCAGTATCTGCAAATTAACACATCCTGAAGATCATCATATTTGCCGAACTTATCGAAAAGAACTTGAAGCTCACGGTATGAAGTTCGCACCAGATGAAGTGGCAGATAAATTCAGTTATGAGGGCTACCGGCAACCGCATAAAAAATTAACAAATCAATTCGGGGTTCATAAAAATAAAACTATGATTAAACCAAAATCTACAGGAAGAAGATATATAATCGGTCAGTTTGCAAGTTTGGGGGATATAATTTGGCTTGTGCCATTAGTTCGCGCCCTGATGGATGAGGGTAATGATTGCATTTGGCCTGTTAATCCTGAATATTTATCATTAAAAAAGCATTGGCCAGATATAAACTTTGTTGATAAGACAAAACATGAATTCCCTTATGAATCGCGCATGCCGTTACAGACTATCGACGGGCAGTGGATCCCATATCGGTTTGCAAGCGAGAATATGGGGAAAGGTCTTGATATGTGCATGCAGGCGAAATATTCATTATACGGGCACCGTTGGGAAATGTTCAGGGAGTTAACATGGGCGAGAGATCGAAATGCTGAAGCTGAATTAATGAAAGGATTGCCCAAAAAGTACATTCTGGTTAATAGATACTATGGCAATCAGGCGCAATATCAGATAACACCTCAAATCGACTCAAAGTTGCCGATAGTTGAAATGTCAGCGCGGCAAGGATTTACTATGCTGGATTGGGTCGGAGTTATTGAGGGGGCAAAGGAGATACACAGTGCAAATACCAGCCTGCTCTATATCCTTGAGTCTTTGAAGTTGGATATGCCAATACATCTGTATTCAAGAAACGGGTTATGGGGCGAAAATGGGTTTTCTTATACACAATTTTTGCACAGTAAACCATACATACTTCATAGTTAATCATTACCTTTAAAATAAAAAACTTATGGCACAGATTTTAAAGACATTAACCATTACCACCGATGACAGCGGTCTTGCTGCGTTGGTAGATGACGCGAACGCGTCAATTGCAAAATTCAATGATTTGGGCACTCAGGCACAGGCAATTGTAACCGAACTGGAAGGAAAAATGGCAGCCATCACCGCTTACCAAAGCTCAGTAACCGTTGAGGTAACAGACCCAAACGCATCCGCCGCATCTTAAAGCAAATTATAAAACTTTTAGAGCGGCTTTGTTAAACCTTATGGCTTGCTTCGGCAGGCCTTTTTCATTATATATGAGTAAAATTGTTATTTGCCCCTATAACTGGTTTCATCAACATGAAGAGTTTGCTTCAGGCATTGCTGGCGGAGAAATATATTTAAGTCGCTTGGTAAATCATCTCCGAAAAAACCACGAAATACGAATTATTGCCGGGAACAAACAACCATATATTCACGATGGCATAGAAATCCATCCGCAGGGCGAAAACATCGAAATATTCACGCGTAATAATGAGCATTTCAAATGGTGCGATGTGGTAATAACGCAGTTGATCGGAACTGGCTATGGATTCAATAAAGCAAAGCAGCATAATAAGCCATTGATTTTCATTGCGCATAATAATTCCAAGATGTATGCAGTTAGACATTGCGAACCTGGCAGTGCGCATATAATTTATAATTCCTATCAATTGCGGGATGACCTATTTAGTACTTTTAGCCAGTTTAATGGAACTGTATTGCATCCAATGTTACCTCCTGTATCTGGGCGATCAACGGGCAATAAGATAACGCTCATAAATTGTAATCACAATAAGGGTGGTCACATATTCGCTGAAATAGCAAGTCGCTTGCCACAGTATGAGTTCATGGGTATATTCGGCGGGTATGGCGATCAGATAGAGGCGCATTTACCGAATATGGATTACTTACCTAACGGAATTGATATGAATACCGTGTACGCCAATACTCGCATCTTACTCGTTCCGTCAGAATTTGAATCATTCAGCCAATGCGCAATTGAAGCCATGCAATACGGCATCCCTGTTATTGCTCATCCAACTCAGGGGATACAGGAGAATCTGAGCGGATCTGCGTTGTATATCGACCGGAATAATATTACAAAATATTGTGAAACAATTGTATATTTGATGGAGAACCCACAAGCGTGGCAATGGCAAAGTGAAGTTAGTTATGATAGGGCAGCTAATGTGTCTGTAAAAAGCGCGGAGGAGTTAGTAAGATTTGATGAATGGTTTAAGAAGATAAAGTAAATGGGCCCGTTAGACGTATTATCACTGGCAGATGCTAAACTTTTTTTGAGGGTCGATTATATGGACGATGACGACCTAATTACCGGTCTAATCATTGCAGCTGTCGGCCTTGTTGAGAAAGAGACCAATTACCGACTATATCAGCGGTCGGAAACGATTTATACCACCGGGAAGTATTTCTATACCGCCTTTCAATTCCCTTTAAATGGTGCGGCTGTAGTAAACCAAGATAGCTCCGATACTAACACATACATGCCCAAATTCAAATACGAACCATTGCGCACTATAATAGGATGGGCTAACGGCTTCCTATACTGGAACGCATGGTACGAATTTTTTACAAACTACTATTATACTATCCATGCCAACGAATGTGTAACTTTTATTTTGAGTTTGGATGTTGGCTATACTGATACAACGCAGATACCGAATGATTTGATTGTGGCTATAAAGCAGATTATTAGCTATACCTATGAAAACAGGGATATGAGTAAGGTTGATATGCCATCTAATATAGCCATGCTGTTACAGAATTATAAGAGATTTGCAACAATATTATGAAACGAGACGACTACATATTTTATTTCTGGGTATGTTTTTGTGTATTTGGTGTTATGGCTGCGTTTATTTATTTAATATCATGAACCCTGGCAAACTAAATCACCGCATCCGCTTCTTTCAAGAAACGTCAACGCAAAACAGTTCCGGCGGCGCTGTTGCAACAAACGTTCCTGTAGTTTGCTCTCAAACTATTCCAACAGATGTAACATGGGGGGATTTGCAGCCTATAAAGCAATATCACCAATGGGCTATCGAGGCTGGGGCGTCTGTTCTTAACGGTGATAAGACTTTGGTAATCCGTTATCGTAAAGCATTTACGCCAACTAAATCAATGCTGTTTGAGGATTTGAATAATCCCGGCGATATTTATACGGTGCATGCTATCAGCCCGTTTTATCCAGGCACTAAGTCGTCATTTCAGAACACAGAGGCGACCGTTTATAAAGATCAGGTATTTGTGTTTATTTTGGGGATAAAGAGAAGCTAATCATGGGAATGCGATGTAAAAAGAAAAGGCGCAAATCGACAAGGGCGCAAAATAAAGCTATGATGAAACTTGTTGAAGATGATTTAATGGAGCAACTGAGTAAGCCAATTCCGTCTAACAATTTTGATATTGACAGATTAATTGAATTGTGCAAATGAGCGTACGCCTATCAATTGGGGAAAATGGCAGTCCTATATGGCCATTAGAATATATTATATGGAGGGGCTTATGCTAAATGAACACCGTTGAAGGACTCCCACAACTATTAGCCAAGCTAAGTGATTTAGGCGTACAAGGTGAACGTATTGCCAAAGCCTCAATTAATGCCGTAGCTGATCTGATCGTTGCCGATGCGAAAAATAATGCGCCTGCTGACTTAGGTAAAATCAGACAAGGAATCGTTAAGCAAGCTATATCCGACTTTGAGGTTTCGATAGCGGCAACAGCGCCGGAATCCGCCTTTCAGGAATTTGGTACCGGTGGCAGGGTTGAGGTACCAGATGAAATGTCGGATGTTGCATCGCAATTTCAAGGTACAGGAGGCGGTGATATGCAGGAGTTTATTTTAGCTTTAGTTGGATGGATTAGCAGACATGGCATAACTGGAACAAAAAACGAAACGCCGGAACAAATCGCATGGGCTATGGCTCGTACTATACTGCGTGATGGCCTCGCTCCACAGCCATTCCTGTACCCGGCTTTCGTTGCCCAATCTCAAAAGCTTGTGCCGATGTTGCAAACTGCTTTGCAGGAGTTGTTAAGAAGCAAGCAGGCTTAAAACCATCCTTTCACCCGCAAATAATCCAATGGATATGGTAAATTATGCATCTTCAATGCAAACTTCGCCGCCTGGCGCAAACGGTTGAGCTGGCGCGGGCGGTTACGGTCGATGTGTTTATTCATGGTAATTCAATTTCAACATCAATCCATTCGCCATTTACTAACTGCTGCATTATTGGGTCGTGTTCAGGCATATTAATATATTGTCCTTCCCATCTTTGAAAAAAGTATGAAATTTGCCAATGCGACGAACTGTAAACCCAATCCGGGAAGATGAGTGATCTTATTCTGAATTCAAGTTTCATAATAATTCAGGATTTTGATAGATGTTACCAATAACAATATCTTCATGGCAGAAAGACAGCAGCATTCCTCTTTTTCCATCTCGCGATCTACCAAGCCAATTACAATTCCCTTCGACCTTTGTAACAATGTATATTGTTTCTCCATGTAATAATATATCGCCATCATAAATTTCAACCCCATTGGGGTCTTTTTGCTCAGTATATTGCAATGGGGTAAGATTAGAGAAGTTGACTTTCTCTTTATACAGTTCCTCAAGCGTATACGCCTTTTCGGTCATACGCCCGACTATACGATTCCAAAATTTGAATTTGATTTTGCGTTGCATATCAATCCTCCAAAATTTTTCTTCCCCTAACAATTACAGTTGTGATAATAAGGGCGATAGGCACCGATTGGGTAATTATGCCCAGGATGGTTTGTGGTGTCATCTCGAAAAAGTTAAATAAAGTGAATAAATAAACAAGCTAGCTGCGAACAGCAGAAGGATTAATAAGTTACGGTAAAAATTGCGTTCCATTCTTTCGGACTCGCGGGTTAGGTTGGTTTTCATTTATCTTAAAGTTTTAATAAAAGTTTTATTGACTAAACAATGCTCTTTGCGCCAGTGCTGGCAAAGCTTAATACTATTGTTTTGATACAGAATGTTTCCGCCTAAATCTTTTACCTGGTAGGCAATCGGTTCGCGGCGCGGGTGAAGTTGCTTATTTGCGATTTGGGTCAGTTTGTCCATTGTTTAGTTTTTTAAGTTTGTTATCTAATTTAGTTAATTGTTCGGCATATTCCCGCAGTCCCTGAGCGAGTGTGCCGCAGTGTTTTTTTATAATAGTCTCAACGGTTTCAGTTACGCGTACCGAGCGGACTTGCGCTATTTCTTTCTTCTTTTCAAATGGCATGTTCAGTCATTTTAACTATGGCCTGTAAAATCCGCAGGCTAATTTTTGTATATCGTAGGGCTTCGTCGTAAAGACCTAATTCCCATGCCTGATCGTGTGCCCAATTGGCATCCGCAAGCATCTTTTTGAGTTGTGTGTAGGTTAGGCACATTTTACTTTCCCCCTTTCTATTGAGGCGGCCAGCGCAGTTAAGGCAACCGATGTAATGTTGTTCCTTTTGATAAAGCTTTTAAAAGCCTTGTCGCTCATTCCTTTTGGTTGTTTTGGGTGGATTGGTTTCATTTTAGTTGTGGTAAATTATTAATCTTGATCAATATATTTAGTTGAAAAATTTGGGCGGTTATTCCAAAATCCTATTACCTTATCTTTTCTATCATGCGACATTTTAACGCCGCATCTATAACAACTTATAACATAATTAGGGTGTATATAACCAGTTTGTAAATCGGAATCCGAATCGCAAAAAGGACAATTTTTTAATTTAGATTTATCAATTGGCATCCTCATAGACATTAACATTGGTGTGAAGGCCAAACCTATAATTCCCGCCCGATGGTAATTGCAAAGGACGCATATTTATGAAAATCTGCTTGTCTGAAATTTTAACAATTTCCATCACTTCGCAGAATGTCTTATTTGGTTTTATTATTTGACCAACTTTTAAGTTCTTTGCCGATATTATTGTTTTAAGTTTCATCTATATTCGCTTTTAATATTAATTAATTCTTCCAGTTAATTTGTCCAGCATGATGAGCCATATAAGACCCGAATAATACTACGATTACTAATACGCCGATTACTACGGCTGCGGGGATCAGGTTGTTTTTTAAAGTTTCCATTTCTTTTTCGTTTTGTATAGTACAAAGATAATGTATTACGTAATACGTGTCAAGTATTATTTTTGTTACAATTGAATAATTTATTTTGATTATCTTTAGGCATGGTTAATGAAACCCCTGATTTACAGGTAAGACAGACTATTTATGGGCTTATAACCCCTTTAGGTTCGCCTGTATACGACATGCAAGTACCAAAGGATGCAGTTATACCAGATTTGTACATCTTGCTCACATCCCAAACAAACCGGCAGCACTCAACATCCAAATGCGGCCATCTATGGGCAACGACAATATTATTAGATGTAGTTTATCAGCAAGCGCAAGGATTTAGCAACCGTGAGCCGTTGGATGCACTATGTAGCAACATAAATCAGGTGGTAGACTTGAACGGCGGCGACATTACACTGACCGGATTTCAAGTTATGAATACGCAAGTTTTAGACACGCATGACATGGGTGCGCTTGATACACCTACCAAAACTATCAACCGCAAATTAATGAGGTATCAGTTTATAGTTGCACAAAATGTTTAATGTGCTTGCAAATCTGATTTTTTTATTATCTTTAGTTCAAATTTTAAAGCAATGGCAGATACCCAACCCATTTATTACAAAGGAAAGGACTTATTCATTTCGCTTAACGGCGTTATGATCGGCTGCGATACCGAATGCGCAATCGAGTTTACTACTAAAACCTTTGATAATAGCTCCAAGTGTACCGTTGACGCAAACGGAAACCTTTTTGGATCAAATATTGTAACAATGGTGACGGTTAAATTTACCGGCCAAGGCTTTACCGTTGCAGATGCATCTATTTCGGGCGGCGCGGCGGGCGAATACTCCACTGCAAAATTAATGGATTTATGTATCAACCAAACTAAGGTTTTCGCATCTTATGAACGCGGCGGCAAGTTCTACGGGGCTGATGTTTACGTTTCATCCATAAAAGAGACTGCCAAATTTGACGAAATAGCTTCTTACACTTACGAATTGTCCAGCGCATCGCCGCTATTTGAAATAAGCCCATCATAGTAGATGCATACAATTATAAAACTTGATCTCGCTGGCGGCGAACACTTCTTCCATTTTAATAACTACGCTTTAATAGAGCTTACTAAATACACCCAAAAACAGGATGATATTCAGGAAGCTACCATGTCACTCAATACAATAATTGAGCAAAATTTCTTATTAGGCATCACGGTCATTGTTTATTGCGGCCTTGTCGGGTACAAATACTCTAAGTTTGAAATAAAACATGGATACACTATTGATTGGGTTTCAGAACAGGTAGCGAATGTGAATCTCAATGAATGGGCACCTATATGGGAGGCTTATAAAGATGCTACCGGCATGAGCGAGTTTCTGAAAGAGCAGGCTGTAAAAGCCGAGGCCAAACAAACACAAGAAACGCCTAAAAAAAAACATCATTCAAAGCAGAGTTTGAATTTGCCATCGGCGAAGTAGGTTTAAAAACACACGAATTTTATTGTCTCACTTATTATGAATGGTCTTGCATTTCATCAGGATACGCTATTCGCAATTTTAAGCAATGGGAGCAAACCCGTTACCTGGCTTGGTGGGTTCGTCGTGTTAATCTTGCCAAAGACGACGGGAAATATCCATCTGATCTATTGCCATTGCCGATTGATCCTGAAAAACCCAAACCGGCTACGGTTGATCCTGAAGAAAGAAAGCGTTTATGGGAGGCCGGTCAAGAGCGGCTAAATTTAATAAAGGGTGGTGTAAAGACTAAAATATAATTATATTTATAGCATGGCTGATTTAAATGTGACCGTAGGCGCTGATATTAGTGCGTATAAAGCAGGAATGCAGGAAGTTGGCAATGTTGCTAAGTCAACATCCAACGAAGTCACACGTGACCTTGCCAATGCTGCCAAAGCAACCGAATCATTAGGCGGTTCGGCTCAATCGGCGTCGATGCGTTTCATGCAAATGCGTTCCGGTATTTCTGCCGCCCGTGATGGCGTAATGGCGTTTACATTAGGTGGCCAAGCGGCTGAACGGTCGCTGATGGCTATGGGACACCATATCAACTCGTTGATAAATGAAACCGGGTCATTAAGGGGCGCGTTTTCTGCACTTGCATCTTCTCTTATAGGCCCGGGTGGGGTGATATTGGCAATTACATTAGCCGCTGAACTATGGAATAAGTATCAGGAATCACAAAAAAATGCTGCGGAAGAACAAACAGCCTATCAAAAAGCCGTAGAATCCGCAAATACGGAAGCTGCTAAAGAAATATCATCGCTGCAATCGCTGTATGAAGCTGCTACAAATGCTAATATCCCGATGTCCCAAAGGATCGAAGCGGTTAAACAGTTGCAATCCGAATACCCGGCTTATTTCGCTAATATGTCACAAGAAGCAATATTAGCCGGTAAAGCGGCAGTGGCATATGATAATCTAACACAGTCAATTATTAACCAAGCAGTTGTTAAAGCGGGGCAAGAGCGTTTGCAGGAGGCCATAAAACCACTGGTCGATATTATAGCAGAACAAGAACGGTTAAAAGTCCAGATTGATAAAAATAACGCAGAGGCAGCGGCAAAAAATCCAAATAGAGTAATTTCAACAGGTGCATCCGGACAAGAAGGATTCAGGGAGATTCAAGTAATTGGGCATACCAACCAAGTTGCCATGCAAACCTTTGTTGAGGATCAGACAAAGGCGGGTCAAGAACTACATGGTAAGACGCTCCAAACGATGGAGCAGTATAAAGCTGATTTGCAAAAAGGAATCAAAGAGGCTGCCGATACAGTTCAGCAAATGGTAAAAGATTTCGGTATTAATTCACTTATCGATCCCGATAAGATGAAGAAGGATAAAGAAGCGGTTACCGGGCTTGACTTATTGAAACAAAAACTAAAAGAAGCTGAAACCGCGCTGCAAGATTCAATAGTTGCTGGCGAAACAGGAAAAGAAGATTTTAACTCGCCACTACTGAAGCAAATACAAACCTTACAGGCAGCTATCGACAAGGCGATGGCGACATATAATATTTTGATGGGTCTTGCACCTCGAAACGATTTATTAACTGCAAAAGGATTAGGTTCTGAACGTGGTTTTGGAAATGGACTTGATAACGGCGGGTTGCTCGAAAACTCAGGCGTTCGTCAATTCAGCGATGATCAACTGGGTAATGCCGGATTGGGGAAAACTAATGATGAAGTTGTTTCAAGCATGCAAAAAGGTGTCAAAGCATTCCAAGATCAAACGAATTGGGCTTATGATGCATCAAATGCAATAAAGGAGTACAATGCAGAGTTGAAAGCCACCAATAACGTTGTTTCAATATTTGGCGGCGGCTTAACGAGGGCATTTGAAACAGCCTTGTCAGGTACGCAATCATTTGTGTCAGCAATGGGACAATTCTTATTGCAATTGGTTGAGAAGCTTATTGCCGCCGCCGCCGCTGCTGCTCTTTTGGATGTTTTGCTTGCCGCTACAGGGTTCGGAGCCGGGACATCGTTTGTTTCTATATTCGGACAACTGAGTGGGTTTAAAAATTTGCTCGGCGGTACATCAAGCGGCTCATCTTCTATTCAGGGATTCGCAACAGGTGGTATATTTTCGCAATCAACAATCGGCATGTTTGCTGAACGCGGCCCTGAAGCCATTGTCACCCCGGAGCATTTAGCTGAGTTTGCTAATTACACATCGCAATCGGGTGTTTCTGGAGCTAATGATACCATAACTGTCACGCACCGAATATCTGGTTCTGATTTGCTCCTAACTATCAACCGAGCTACTAAAACACAGGGGAGGACGTCTTAATGCCCGAGTTTGTAACCTTATACACCTTTCAGTCAACAGAAGGATCGCGGCCATTAATAACCGTAATGCGATCCACTTTAGATCCGACTTATATAACATTTAACTCAAATACAGGAAGCGGCCCATCTCAGCCGCCAGTTGATACTATAGTTGGTATTATTTGTCAGCCCGGCACATTTGATAGGTATACTTATAAAGTGCAGGTAGCCGCACCTTATGCATACTATTCGGTCGAGCATAATTCAACCTTTTGCGGATATGTGCCGCCTGCGTGCGATATACGGGAAATATCTTTCGAGGTTACCGATGAAACTAATCCAGGAGCAAATGATGGAACTGTAAACTTATTTTGCACAAGTTCATTCGCCCCTATAACCTATTTCATGTCTCCACCATTGCCAGACCCGCCGCAAACCAATACGACAGGTTATTTTACAGGACTGAAACCAGGGACTTCCTATTATATCAATGCAACAGATACTAATGAATGCAATATACACCACGATTTTGTTATAAGGGCATTTTCGGATGATTATACCCATTATAAATACAGGCTGCAGTTCCCATCGGCAAATGGAGAAATAGAATGGGAACTGCAGCTATATGATATGCGGCATGCATACCTCAAGACCGAATATCCAAAGGATGTCATAGGTGGCGATGACCCGGTTGTTTATAAAATAGCCGATCCGCAAGAAGATAAGTTTACGCCAATAGTCTGCAAGCAATTGGATATTACTTTATTGTTTACAGGCAACGACTTCACGGTTGAAGAATTTGCAACAGCACCGGAGCAAACATGGTATGTGCAGTTAATGAAAGATGACGAAGTTGAGTTTAAGGGATATCTATTGCCAGATGAAATGCAGGATATGTATGCAGATGCACCATATATGGTATTATTGAAAGCAACGGACGGTCTGCCGTCATTAAAAGGCAATCTTTGGGGCGATGGCTCTGGTGGTAAAGGATACGGCACTTATCAAATTCAGCAGTATGGGCTAACTAAATGGTGCTTGTTATTGAAGCAATGTTTAGATCAATTACGCTATGATTATGGGGATGTTCATATAGTCAGTTCATTGCGATATAATAATCTTTTTACTTCATCATTATGGTTTATTATTTCCACATGGTCGGATATTTTATACGATAGTTCCGGTGTGCCGGTAAGCACATATGATGCACTCTCATTGCTTATGCAGCCCATGAAATTAACCATTGTTCAGGATAAAGGCGAGTTTAAACTGATTAACTGGAATGATTTAACCTATATCAATAACGGTGTTGTCTCATCAACTTACGCACAATGCTTTTACAGGATATTTCATGATTTTTCAGGTATAGTAAACAATGACCCGGATGTACCTTATGGGTTGATAGGATTTGATACACCAATGAAGCCGTTAAATCCGCCGCAAACATTCAACTTCGATAAACCATATAACATTGAGAATGATTGTAGTTTTAATATTTTGGCTTTATTGTATGAAAACCCATCGTTTGAGATTGGTGCTGTTCAGGGGGAATTGCCGCCGGGGTGGGTAAATCATTCTGGAGTTTGCCCGGCCTATTGTAATTATGATCCATTAACTCCCGATGTTGGAAGTGGCGCATTGGACGGTAATTGGGAATTGAAAATAGAGGGCTATGATGCGACAATGGATAATTATATCGAAACCGAACCGGGTTTTTCAGTAGATCAGGCAAATCAATTATTAAATATTTCTTTTGGATGGAAGCCAGCGAGCACAGCAGGTGATCAAATAGACGGACACGATGTTGGGATGGTATTTTCATTTGGTATTATTTTTATAGATGGGGGGTCTGGAAATGTTTATTGTTTAATGAATAATCCAAATGTTAATTTATCCGAAACTGATTATTTAGGCGGCCATACTGGGGCATTTAATCCAGACAAGCCAATATGGGCGCCATTAAGCCTTGTATATAATACCGAAGGTGATATGGCTGGTATAAAAGGCTCGCCGACTACTGACTTCATTGGATGGCAGAATTTTCAGATTACATGTCCTCCGTTCCCTGAAACACAACGCGGGCAAATATTAATAAGGTTTTATCCTCCTGTTTATCAGCAATACGATAGTGCGAATTGGAATATTATTAATCCAGGGGCGAAACAAAATATATTCGAGCCAACAGGTATCAGGCATGATAAATATGTTTTAATCGACCAATTAAACATCACCCTTTCCGATGCATCAAACCAATATAACCTCCAAACCGGCGAAAAACATATCACCACCGTTGTAACAGGCTTACCGACAGCAGATGTTAAGCAGAACGATTTAAAATTATTCACCTATCCTCCAAATAAGCGCGTAGCAGGAAATATTTTTTATGGCACCGATTATTTAACAGCTGTAGTTGCCAATACATGGAATTTTGCCTTAAAATCACTCGATAAATTAGACAGGCTGCCCGCTACGATAACAAAGGCTTATGCGCGTCAATATCAAAGACCTATGTATAAATTCGATGGTGAAATATTAGCACCATATCTTTCTTATTACGCGGTTTACGGATTGCGGTATTACGAAGGAAAATTATTTCAGGCATTTAGCATTGAAAGCCATTTGAGGTTGAATAAGCATACTGTAACGTTGATTGAGATATGTGATGATGAAAGCCAAACGACCTACCAGTATGTGCCTGAATATGAACGCAACGCCCGCAATCAATAATTGGTTTTTAAAATCTAAATTTTTTATATCTTTATAAGCAAATGAGCGCAATTGTACCTGATTTCATTCGCGGGAAAGACCTGAATACATATGTCACTATAAATGGCTTTGACTATGTAATCGGGCATGCAACGGATTGCGTTTTAAAACTAACCGCTGAAATTCAGGAAACAACTACCAAAAACTCAATTAAGGGCAAGACATATGAGTACACTGCCAAATATTCCTATACGTTAACAGTTAATGAATACACAAACTTTGTTGACGTTGCCAACATCTCCGTTTTTCAGGATTTGATTTTGCAATCCGGTAAGATAAGCTTCATATTTACCGATCTTAACTACATCCAATGGACTGGAACTATTCTTTTAACGGAGTCAAGTACCGATAGTCCATTTTCAGCCATTAGCTCGTCGTCCCTAACCTTTCAGGGGGATGGAGAGCTTGAGAAAGTAACCACTAATATACCGCCGATACCATTGCCGACAGAGACAGTTACTATAATTGATCAATTCGGTAATGTAATAGCAACAGTAATAGCGCCTGGCAGTTATTCGGTATTGCGATTTGATGTAATAGAACAAGGACATGCGAATGCCCCGGCACCGCAATTAATCATTATGCAAGCATCATGAGCATTACGGTAAACGGAGAAATATTACAGCGCAGGGATACGACCGAAGCATGGGAGTATGTCAACCCTATTTTGCCAGATGGACAGTTGGGATGGGAAAAGGATATTTACGGCAACCCGTTAGGAGTGAAAATGGGGGATGGAACTACTCATTGGAATGATTTGCCATATTGGTTTGAAAGCGGCGGTTCAGGATTACCGTTACAGGTTCCATTTATCGGAGCTACTGGTTTTACAGTTACCAACTGGCAAACGAATATGCCGACCGGATACACCGATACCTATGCAAGGCTTTGTGGAAACTCTATAAAACAACCTACGGTTTATGTGCTTTCAGGTGGATCATACATTGCAATGGGGTCTTTGACTTTTTCGATGACGAAAACAGGAGCGCTCATAAATACCATAACATTTGACTGGGGTTCTTTATTTGATGGATATATTCAATTTTAAAATGAAAAAACTATTATTCATACTTTTATTACTTCCAGTACTTGCCAGGGCGCAATATCCTGCACCGAGCGGCGTGACCAACTTCATATCAGCGCAGTTCTTCTATAAGATTTCTGGTACGGATACGACTGTTTACGTCAAATCGGCCAATGGTAACTGGTATCCTGTTGGTCGCGGCGCTTATGACCCGAACTATTTTAAAAACCCGTCGAAATTAAAATTTGCCGATACGATCAAATTGTCAGCAACGCAGTATTTTAAAAACCTATCAGGCGTTGGAGATGCATTACATATCATAGACGGAAATGCTTCTTTAGGGTCTGCTACGGATACCGCAAGGCGACATTTTAAAGTTTACAGGCTTGTTGGAAGTGATGCAATAACCGGATTGGTTAATGTAAATTCAGTTCACGGTGGCGGTGCTCAGTTGCAAACCGATGGCCCGGGCAGAACTTCATCAATTATTGTTCCAAATGGTAGAAACTGGCCTGAATATGTCGCTCAGGCGTCAACAGGCTTATCCTATCCCATTCTTACCTCGTTTTTAACTGATACGGCTGGTATAGACACAATCCCGGTGCTTTATCATAACGTGTGGTATAAGCAGAAGTTAATAAGTGGCGGCGTTTCATCTGTTGGATTATCGCTCCCTTCTTTTATAACTGTTTCAGGAAGCCCGGTAACAACGTCAGGAACTTTAACAGGCACTTTAGCCAATCAATCTGCAAATATTGTATTTGCAGGGCCTTCAACCGGAAGTGCAACAGCACCGACTTTTAGAAGTTTGGTGACAGCGGATTTGCCAACCACGTCTGTTACGCCTGGCACTTATACCAACGCAACGGTGACTTTTGATGCTACAGGAAGGGCGACCTCGGCGAGTAATGGGAGCGGCGGAGGGTTGACAGCATCAAACTTTGTTTACAGCGAAACCCCGTCCGGTACGATCAACGGTTCAAATGTTACTTTCACTTTAGCCAATACGCCGACAAGCGGAACGGTGAGACTTTATGAGAATGGGCAAAGGCTAACGCAAGGGGCATTACCGGCCGATTATACTATTTCAGGGAATACAATAACATTTAACACAGGGCTTGCCCCAACATCGGGCAGTGTACTTCAAAGCGATTACATGAAATGAAAAGACTACTATACATATTATTCCTAATCCCCGCTTTGGCTTGGGGGCAGACGCAATTTAAAACCAATCAGATAAATGGGGGTGCTGTTAACAAAATACTTGTTACGGGGTCTACGACAACAACTAAAATAGACTCGTTAGATTGGGTGGCTTCAACAAAGACGCTTTCTAACGGCGTGCAATCTCTTAATCATACCGCTGATACATTAGTTTGGTCGGGTAACTCTCTCACATTTGGGTACAATCTAACCAATAAGCCCTATTCGACTTTTGCGTATCAAGTTAGCACTTCGATGGGGTATAAGCATTTAAATTTAGGTGTTTCAGGGGCGACCGTTGCAAGTGCTTCTGTACCTTATAAATATACTCATAGAAAACTACTTTTTAATGAATTTGGTTTTAATGATGCATCGGCTTTAGGTACAGATACAGCAACATTTCATTCAAACTACAATACTTATGTAAATACGGCTATTGCACGAGGTTGGGCTGGAAATCAAATGATATTTCTTTCAATTTGCGGCGTATCTTCACAACGAGCGAATGCAGCTACATTAATAATGTATAATACAGTTATTTCGCAGGTAGCCGCACATTATGGGGGAACTTATATAGATATGTGGAATAGTTTTCAATTGCCTGTTTATGGGGGGATTGGATTATTAAATAATGGAGATCAAACACATCCAAATGGTGCTGGTGCTGTAGTTTATGCTCAAATAATCAAGGCAGCACTAAATTCACCAAATTTTTGCTTCGATTGCACTACTCCAAGTTCAGCAATGAATACCATTGAAGCCAATAATCTTTATTTGAAAAATACAATATCCGCAAATTATGGTAGTAAGAATTTATCAAAGTTAATGCTCGATAGTACAGGAAGGCTTGTTACAGCCCCTCTTAGGGTTCTTCCAGATTCAACCATAACAGGGCAACGTTTTATATTTACCGGGTCTTGGTTTCAGTCAACATCAAATACAAATGTCTATTTACCCGCATCTGGGACAGGAACATCACAATTTAACTATAATCAAGACATTGGATTTTTGCAAAATACAAAGTTCGTATCGGCTACAACGAACGGAACATTTACGCCGGGGGCTACATTCAATTTATATACAACAAACGGCCATACCGAATATAGGAATTATGGCAATGGAGGGCATCATAAATTTTATGTCTCAGGCGGCACAAGCGGCAACCAAAGTTTAGCGCTTGACATAGATCAAACTATGGCCTTAAATCTTGGCGCAGGAGTCAACATAGCGCAAAATAGCGATTTATATTCTGGCCCGGCTATAGGTAGCATTTCGGCAAGGATAAAAGTGTTTGCAAGCAATGGCTTGATGGATATAACAAACTATTATCAACCAGGGCCAGGAATTAAATTCTTTACGGCTCCTGTAACATCAGGGACAGTTGTTCAGGCGGCATGGATACCGCCATCTGGTAATTTAATATTGGGCAATAATACTATTGACGCTGGTTTTAATCTGGATGTAACTAATACATCCAGATTTGAATCAACTGCCAATTTCGGCATTGTTGCATCTCCGGGGCAACCTTCAAACCCGACTACATCGTCTACGGGCGGAGCATTAACAGCAGGAACTTACGTATATGAGATTGTTGGTGTGGATGCAAATAATAATTTAACGACTCCAGGAATTGAAAGAAGCGTTGTTGTTGCATCCGGTACAACTAACTCAAATACCGTCAATGGTGCTACGGTTACCGGAGCTGTTTCTTATCGAATTTATGTAGGAACCACAAGCGGCAACGAGTCTAAGTATTTTACAGCAACAAGTTTTCCTGCAGTTGACGTAGGTACTTACACAACGGCTACACCACCGACTAAAAATCAAACAAGTTTAGCTAATATATCGAGCGGGGGGATAATGCAATTAAATATAATCCCCACAACGTCAGCTTCAACTTATGACATTTTAACTCGTAATACTTCAACTGGTGTTATAGAAAAGGTTGGTAGTGCTTCATTTGCTCAAAAACAGCATACGATTTTCACGCCAGCAACAGCCGGAACAGTCAATTTAATCAACAATCAATATAATATCATTAACCCGTCAGGTACGATAGCAACACTAACAGTGAATTTACCATCATCACCTGCCAATAACGATGCTGTATATATAAAGTATACGCAAACAGTTACTACAGTTACGTATGGTAACGGCACCGTAGTAGATGGTATAACGGCCCCGACAGCTGGCGGATTGGTTGTTTTGACGTACGATTCAGGAACAGCATCATGGTACTAAATAGCAATAACATGAACCACTACCCATCCCCACGCCAAGTATCCGAAACCTATGAGAACCTATATCTCGAATTGGTTCAGTTACGGTCTGCTTTTGAAATATTGAAAGCAGAAAACCAACAGTTAAAGCAACAGAAACAGCTAACCGGGTTTTACGAGGAAGGCAATATTTATGTTGATGGACAGAATTTTACAGGCCCTAAAAAATAGACAATTATGAATAAAGACAAATCACAAGTACAACAAGAGTTCGACGCTCTAATCGAAAAACATGGTGCCGAAGCTGTTATCACGGCTATCAAGTCCCATGTTCATCCCTATAGCGACGGCACATGCCCCCAGGTTCCGTGTCCTAAAGGCTATTTCTGTTCAGGTAGTCAATGTTATTTAGATGTTGGCCCATGAGGTCTATACAGTGCATAATCGCCACAGTACTGTACTCTGCCGTGTTCACATGGTATGTTTATGCAATACCTGATCCGCAATATCCGATGAACTTTATTAAAGCATTTTTCAATGGGTTCACGGCTGTGACCTTTTTATTTTATTTCATAGACAGATCACGGGGCTATGAAAGTTTTTGGCATAAACAATTTAATAGCTTGGTATTTTTTTGCCCAATAATTAACTACTTTTTTATTACCTTGTACTATTTAAATTTTATAGCTGACCCGTTCATTATTTTTTTATGCTCAAACGGCGCAATAATTGTTACCTCTTTATTTTTAATATATAGCGGAGGGAGACATGGGACATTCAACAATGATTAATAAGATGGCTTTACCTAATCCCGACCCAACTAACTGGACATTATTAGGAGTAGTTTGGGCGACAGTACTCGGAATAATAACTGTTCTATTCAAATGGATTGATAGTTCTTTCAGGGCACGGAGAGAAGAGCGGGAGGCGTTTATCACAGCTGTAGTAGACCGGGCAATGAGTCAATCTATGCAGAGCATGAAAGAAGATATAAAGCAGTTGTTTGAATATCGGGAGGCCGACAGGTTGCACATTGATGAGAAGTTCACTAAGCTAATGGCGGAGGTTCGTAAATGAAAATCCACATCAACGCCCTCGATGATGAAGAAATAATACTCGAATGGCTTAAGGATCTATTCAATGGCGATTCATTCGACCTTAAAACTTTCACCAACGGCGATGACTTTCGTAACGCATTCTCCAAAGAAACCGACATGGTAATAACAGATGCCAGAGTTCCAGGTTATGACTTATACGACACGCTAAAATATTTTCGGTCTATCAGCAAGGGTGTGTATATCATTGTAATCACCGCATATTGTTCTGTAGATTTTTTATTACCTTTATTTCCATTGGCGGTAAATGAGGTGATTGAAAAGGATACAATCAGCCAAAACTGGCTCAATAAAATAAGAGACTCAGTGAAATCATTTTTGCCAAGCATAATCAACAGGACTCAGTTACTCGAAGCATGAGATGGACAGCGGGACAATCGCCTTTATTATTTCCGTAGTAACTTTAGGGTGGTTCGGGCTAAAAAATTACATTGATAAGGTTGATTTAAAGAGTGAGAATAAGCGATTGCAAGATAAGATTGATGAACTGAAAGAATGGATAAGGAATAGTAAACAATGAAAACCTTTACCACCTACATACATGCCTTAGTTGACGGAGAAATCCGATTGTTTGAAGGGCCTCCCGCATATGGTAATAACGATGCGGAAGCTAAAATGTATTGTCAACGAAATGGTTTAGGATATTGTGAGATCGGTGAGGAAATTGTTGAGGAAAGGTTTTGGCAGCTCAAGCATGAATTAAATTAATATTTTTTCATAGGTAGATATTAGAAAGTCCCAACTGCGAGAGGAGGGGCTTTTTTTATTGCTTTGATTTACATAACTTTATGTCATGAAAAAATTAATCCTGATTATTTTGCTATTGCCTATTATGTCATTGGCCCAAACTACAGTAACCAGAACCGTTTTAGCTAATCTCGATACATTGGTAACGACAACTACGACAACAATAACTACGCAAACATTGAAGTATGTTCCGCCGCCTGTAGTTCCAACCGGAAAGCCGACAGTGTTCACTGTCAGCACACCTGTTACTGCTTTTTCTGGACAAACGATCAAGGGGGTTGATATAACAGGCGGCAAAAGTTCGGGGATAATTATCCCGCCAGGAGTGCATGATGTAACCATATTAAACAGCTATATCCACAATTGCGCAACCGATAATGGGGCAATCTATATTGAGAAAGGCGCGTATAACATTACTATCAGGAACAATATAATAGCCACATCTGGACGCGGCGTAAATAATGTTTATGGCGCACAAAATATTGCTGTTGTTGGTAATTATTTTTTGAACATTCAAAGCGTTACAGGCAGCGGTGCAGCTGGCGGCTCGGATGTGCAATTTAATAACACCAACGGCGCATCACAAAGATGTGACAGTAATTTAGTTTGGCATCAGACACCTAACCCGGCAATAGGGGATTGTTTAAGCTTTTACGAAAGCAAAGGGACACCAACATCATATATGAGTATGAAATACAATAAAGTATTCGGCGGCTCAACTTATACGGCAGGCAAATCAGCTGGGGTTGTTGGCGATGTTTCCGGCTCATATCAAGACTGCGAATATAATATAGCAGTCAATTCAGGTATGGAGGCATGGCAAGTACAAGGGGGCACATACATTATATGCTCAAATAATGTCGCTTTCGGTGATGGCTCAAATCCTGTTGCTACAGCGGCGTTTACATACGGCAATTATGGAGGCATTCCCACAAACAATGTAACCATTAGCAATAATCGCTCAAACTGGCTGAATAAAAATAAACAGGTTTCTGATTTTTGGTTTGACCCTAAAACGGTTTCACAACCTGCCGGATGGAGTACAAATAAACACGACGCTACTATAACTATAAAAATATTGCCGAACCCGTTGTTTTAATGAAATGGTTTTTCATCTTATTCTTATCCCCCGTTTTTGCTTTCGCGCAAGCAACCAGCGACAGTTCATTTTGCGGAATAACAAGAACGACAACAACTCATTTCACTGCACTTTCAAACCATACTTATGACGCGCTGTTTATAGACGCGGGGAATACGAACAATAATTGTATTGACATACCGAACGGAACTAAGAATGTAACCATAACTCACTGCTATCTTAAAAACTCCCACAAAGCAACCGGAGCTATCCATATTGGAAAGGATTGTAAGAATATAACGATCATGTACAATCGCATTGACTCAAGCTACAGAGGGGTTAATATTGTCAATTCAGGTAACGTTGCTATAGTTGAACGAGATACCAATATACATATTAACTACAACCGTTTCTACAACATAAAAGATGCTGCTGGGCACCCAAACGGCGGTGGTAGTCATATCCAGTGGAATAACATAACTGGCCCCGGAAATCAAATGAATTATAACGACTGCCTGACTACGGTAATATCAGATGATGTTGGTGATATATTAAGTTTTTACCAGTCTAACGGAACGCCAACAAGTCAAATGCAGTGTATTGGTAATTGTATCGAGGGTGGGAGTACTTTAGATGCCGGGAAGTCTGCCTTTATCGGTGGCGATGTTGGTGGATCCTGGCAAGTAATTGAATATAATATTTGCGTCAATTCAGGTGCGCAAGGCGGTCAGCTTGTTGGCGGTAATAATATAAGAGTATCTTACAACAAGGCTTTCGGTGTTCAAACAGCTTATACTTATGAGGGATTTGCGAGCGGTAACTTTGGAGGCGGTACACCCTTTAATGATACGGTTAGTTTTAATCGCGCAAAGTGGTTTAATCGTTCTGGTTCTCGTTTAGATTTTTATTATTCATCCGGGGGCGGAAATCCATTACCTCAAGGTTGGGCTTCGAATGTAAGTGATGATACGCTTTCTGCAGCATTATTACCGATTCCTTTATTTGGTATAGCTTGTACTGCTCCAGGTTCACCAAGTGTAACCTATTCGCCATCATCTATAATCGGTAACGTGGGTGAGTTTATAACGGCAATGAATCCTGTTAACACTGGTGGTGTTGTTACCTCGTGGGGAATCAGCCCATCATTGCCTACGGGATTGGTGTTTAACACGGCTAACGGACAGATCAGCGGGGTACCTACTGGTACGTCATCCGGTTCGTATACTATAACGGCTTCAAACGGTACTGGGTCGTCTATGCCGTCCGTATCGATCACTATTAATGCGGCTTCGGCTTACCTTGTCGTCCCCGGAGGAACGGTAAAACTGCAATGATCCGCCTCGTCATCAATATCATCAAAACATTTTATATCGGCATTCCGAATAGGCTGCTCTATTGGGGATTGGGGGTGACGGTGGTGTTTTTGATTATTGAACTTTATTGGTATCTGTGAAATGAAAAAGCCCCACCGTAGTGAGGCTGTAAATGTTTAAGCCAGACTATTAATAATTAGGCTATATTTTTCCCTTCTACATTTCGCTTAATTCGGTCTGCGGTTCGTTTATTCAACCACAATAATGCCTCATCCAATTTGGTTAGGGCAACTGAATTTTCGCGACATGGAAATTTGCCATTTAGGTACTGAAGCCGATTTATAAGAACCTCTATAAGTTCTTCATTAGTTGTACCATCGTTAACTGTAATAAGTATGGCTGGGACTTCTTCCGATGGTACTTTTTCAATAAATTGAATAATTTGACCTTTTTGCTCTTTGTTTTCAAAATTGGACAACTCGTATTTGTGTCCTTCTGTTAAGACTTTCATTGTTTTCCTATTTACTTACTTAGGCGATATTGCCTATTGTAAAGTTTATAATAATATTTTACATTTACAACTATGAAATCCCTCGCGTTCATACTAATAATGGTACTTGTGATGTATGTTGCGGTGATGGTGCTGATTGAATCGATAATAAGTTAAAAAATCTATACATGTCAGAGTAAATATGTATAGAAAAATGAAAAAAGTATATAGATATCCAACAACAATTATCAATGGACACCAGACCGCTAGGCTGCGATATATCCCACAACAATTCGACATTCGATATAGTCAAATCGGCATTCGATTTTATTATCTGCAAGGCCACGCAAAACGAAACATTCAGGGACCCGGTTTTTAATACTAACTGGCAAATCCTAAAACACGGAACAAATAAAGTCCGTGGTTGTTATCATTTTTTCGGATTGGGCGAAGCTAGAATACAGGCTGAAAATTATTTATCTCGAGGCGTTGATTTCGGTGCACCGGGATGCTTGCCCCCCATATTGGATATTGAGGATTTGGTTGGTAAGGATGCAGCAGATAGCTTACGCCTTAATAAACAGGTTTTAGCTAACCGTAGTAACTGGATTGAGTCAGCGTTGGAATGGTTATCCATCGTGGAAGAAAAGACCGGCAGAACGCCTATAATCTATTCCTACGCTAATTATTTTGCGGAATATCTGAATAATGATCAGCGGTTCACACGGTTTCCATTATGGATAGCATCATACCAAAATCATGAACCGGGATTGCCGAAAGGCTTTGATCGGTATACTTTTTGGCAGTATTCGCAGTATGGGGGGCCAAATAAGGATTTGGATTTGGATTTGTTTAATGGTACTTTTGATGAATTAAAATCCCTCGCCAATGCAGCCCCATGAATATACAGTACATCCCTATATGCCCCAATTGTAAGTATAATTTAATTATTATAAACGGTCAATATTGGTGCAAGTTTTGTAACCCATTAAAAGAAAAAGCCCATCCGAAGAGGGGCTTGATCAAACCTCACATAAACTCTCACATCAGTGAGGAATATCGTTTAATATCATTCTAAATTTGTGCTTTTGAAATTTGCCCACTTCTTTAAAGCCTTGTTCAATTAATTCTGATTTTTTAAAGTTTTTACCTGCTCTTTTTCTACCCATCATTTTGCCATGTTCATTTTGAAAAACAGGAGAAGGCTTAGTCAATCCCATGTACTCCCAATTAGTTGCTTTATAAATTCCTCCGTTATGATTTTGCCATGTATCAGCGTATGTCACAAGACAATGCCATTTTTCCCTATCTATTAGTTTTATTGAACGCGATAGTAAAAATGAACATGCATTTTTGGGTACATTTGGATTAATTGCCAATCTTGTTAACGATAAAACCTTTCTCCAATCGCCGTCAAACGTAGCTATTGCTGCATTTTTGGTGGGTGGCAACCACCACGCAACGCCTAAGCAGTTTGCCTCGAATAGTTCTTCGCCTTTTCTGAATAATCCATGAGTATATACCCCTGTGTTAGTAGCTGATTTTGCGTAATGAAATTTTTCTATTAATTGCCTCGATGTGTACAGGCTTATTGACACGACAACCCAATCGGATTTTAGTAATCTGTTTTCGTATGACATGATATGAGAGTTTTTATTTATCCAAATATAATAATTATCTTTAACTATCACAAAAGTAAAATAAGATGGCAAAACTAATTAAAGAGACTCCGATATTGAGGGGTAAGGATGCGATGAGGTTTATGGATGCCATGAAAGAGAATAAAAAGGTTTCGCCTGAAGAATTGAGTAAAATAAAGGTTGATTACGAACGTATAAAAAGTATTTTAAAATCTTAACACAATGACAGCAACCTCAACCACCGGAGAAGAAGGAACGGTAAAATTCGGTCTCGGACAATTAAATAATGAAAGCCCATTATGGGCTAAATGGATATTCAGGGGATACTTCATTATCTCAAAGGCCGTAATAGGCTATCTGGGGGGCTTGGCTGCATTAAAGCAACTTGATATGAGTATTACTGCCCTGACAGTAATTACGCTCACTATAAGCCTTCTTTTAGACCCGAT